TCCAAGATAGTCGCTACTTGACGCCTCCACTTCTCAATCGCGGCCTCGTTCGCTCGATCCTCCGCCTCACGCATGTCGCGCCAAGCCTTGCCGATCATGGCAGGCGTCGACGTGCCCATTTCTAGAATCTTCTTGTACGTGATGCGAGCCTTCTCCGCGAGGCGATCAAGCTCGAGCTGAGGAACGAGACCGGCTTCGCGCATCCGCATGAGAATGGTCGACGGCTCGAACTCCATCAGCTCGGAAACGTCCAGCGCCTCCTGAAGCGGACCAGACAGCGCGACGCCCTTGTCCTTCAAGTCTTTCAACTGTTTGCCAAGCTCCTGAAGCTTCAACGCCCCGATGCTGGCGACGCCTCCCATGAACTGAATGGCGTCGGAAGTCAGTTGAAGTTCCTGATTCAAGTCATCAAGAGCGACCGCGGCGTCCTGAACTTTCTCCAGATAGTCTGGAAGATTCCGAGCCTGCGCCGTCGCCAGCACGTCGTTGAAGGTCCTCGATCTGTTGATAAAGTCCGCAAGGGAGTCGACCGCTGCCTGCGTCGTGTCCTTGAGACGCATAGAAAACGCGTCGAACCTATCGAGCGCTGGTTGAAGTGCCTCAGGGATCTCGCCGCCACGCTCCCGAACCTCGGCCAGATGCTTTCCGACCTTCTCTAGCGCCGGTATTGATAATTCGAACGCGCCGCCGATCGCCGTCACCTGCCGCGCTACCTCAGATAGGCCAACATCTATGCCGGCGAGCTCGGCCGTCTTGCCGACCGTCTTGTCGAGAACGTCGAACACCTGCTGCTGCGATGCGGTGAGCTGCCCTCCCTTGTCGATGATCGCCTGTAGCGCTCCGAGCCACTCCTGCTGCATCTTCACCGGGAGCCCTTCCGTGTCGCCGCCCGCGAAAAGTGAAAATCCCTCGGCCTGCACGCTGAGCTCGCGGAGCGACTGTCGCATCTTCGCCGCGACTTCCGCCGCTGTTACGAACGACTTGACGAGGTCGTCGGTTCCTCCCTTGCCCTTCTCGAAGACCTTAGTCCTTCTCTCCTCGGCGTCGGCAAGGATGTTGAGCTCATAATGCAGGAGCGGGATGCCTTGATTCCGCAGCAGGAGCGCCTCTTTGCCGACCTGCCCCATGACAAAAGCGTTCCGCCGTTGCGAATCCGACAGCGACTCCCAGCGCTTCGTCAGCTCGGCAACATCCCTAGCCAACGCCGCGCCGGTGACGTTGTCCGTCCACCGCTGTGTTTCCTCGGCCATTGCTTGGAGATTGGCCACAACCTTCTCGCGCATGTCGCGAGCTGCCTGCCCAATCCCGAACATACGGCGGACCCAGTTGTCTTCATCCTGTTGAGTAAAAAACTCTACAGCCCCCATTTCCTTTCCAGCTTTCCAGCGTGCCCATGTATCGCTGACCGCCTTGCTGAGTTCCCCAAATGAAAACGCAAGTGCCGTGATGGCTACGAGGGCAGGTCCGCTTGTCAGTGCGAGTAGTGCCGTACCGAGAAGACCCATCGCGACCGTCGTCGCCCCCGCCGCTATCCTAGTGACGTTCAAGGCCGCCGACGTCAGGCCCATGGCCGCGGTGAACCTCGTCATGACCCCCGTTACGAAGGTCGTGACCGTGCCGAGAAGACCCTTGGCCGTTGTATACAGCGTCGTCGCCCCAGTCGCCGTCCGCTGGACCGCAGTCTCGAGCCCGACCATCGCGAGCAGCGACATCGTCTCCTTGACAAGAAACGACGTGATCCCGGCGAGAGCCGTCTTCGACGCCGTCGCCATTGCCGTCACGCCCGTCGCGACCCGCTGCGCTGCCGCGAGCAGCCCGGTGCTGGTCGCCAGCGTGAGGACCGCTCCCTCTGCTTTGACAATCGCGCCTGTCCAGAAAGTCGTCGCGATGGTCATGGAATCCGTCGCGATAACATACGCTCCGATGACCACCGTCGTGTTACTGATGGCAAAAATCAGCTTGTCGATGTTCTGAACAGCCGGGACTATGTTCTTCGTGAGCGACGCAAGGCCTCCTGCCCCCTGGACCCAGTCGGCCATCTTAGAGGCAACATTCCCGATTGGGCCAGCCGCCGCGTTGGCTGCCACCGTGACGCCAGTGATCCCGGCCCCGGCGAGAAGAGCCGTCTTGGAAATCTGCTGGAGCCACTCAGGCATCTGCCGCCATGCCGCGATCACGCCGGCAGCAGCGTCACGAACGAGGTTGAATGCGTCCTTGAGGAACGTCCACGACGCCCGCGCGACCCTCACGACCGTGTCAGTAATCTTGAACTGGTCGTTCAAGTCCACAAGCCAGTCCCAGAAACCCTTTACCGTGTCGATGACGGACATGATCGCGTTCTTCAACGGGACTATGCCTTGCGCGGCGTAGCTCACGCCCTCGGCGAACTTGTCAATCCCTTTCGTCAGCGTGTCGATCAGCCCCTGACCCTTGTCGCCAAACGCCTCCGCTATCGCGTTGGCGACGTCGTCGAACGCCTTCATCACGGCGGGCGAACTGGCTATCGTCTTGCTGAGCGTGTCAACCCAATCCCCGACGGCGACCTGTGCCTGCTGCACGCGCTCTTTGAATGACAATTGCGACTCGCCGTACAGCTCGAGCTTTTGTCGCGCGGCCTCCATGATGGCGTTCTGCGCGGCCAAGGTTTGACCATGACGGTTTAGTTTATCTACCGTCGTATCTAAACTCGCCGCAAGCAGTTTCTGGTGCTTTTCCAGGTCGACCACGAGTCCGGACTGACGGATAAGACGCGGCTGCCCGGTCGTCAGCGCCCTGAACAGCTTGTCGAGCTCCGTCGCCGCGTCCGTCCCTGCCGCCTTCCCCATCTCTCTGGAAACGCTGCCGAGCGTCTTCATGTCCGCCGCAGTCAACTTCACGCCGGCCGACAGAGCGCGATTTGCTGACTGCATCAATTCAAAACTGTCAACTGTGCTCTTGACCCCCTCCGTCAGGCCACCTAGCAACGCGTCGCCGGTCTCCCCGATTGACACCGCGAGCTTGTCGAACGCCTCCTCGACACCAAGGATCGTCGAGCCCTTTTCCCCGAGAAGGACAATGCCCGCCGCGATCCCGCCTATCGCGCCGACAATGGCAGCGGAACCGATGACTAGGCCCTTCGTGATCCCGTCGAACTTGGAGCCGATAGAGTCCAGCTCCCTGTTCACGCGGGCAGCGGTCTTCGTGATCTCCTCGCTGATCTCGATGTTCCCCTGAAGGGTTCCTATGTCAAAGATTCCGGCCATTGTCCTTTTTCTTTGAGGCTTGCGTTATGCCCGTCCATCCACGCCAGGAGGACCGTCTCCATGTACTCGACCGTCTGCGCTGGCTCCTCCGGCTTCGCCTCCTCAGAGTCGAAACTCAGCACGAACCGCTCGATCGGCAACCCGTCCGGGTGCGTTTTCGGATCCCTGTGGATGTTGAACAGCATCTGGGCGATGTACGCGAGCTGGTAGACCTCCCTGTCGAGTGGTTCCAGCTGAGTGAAAATCCTCCAATCCTCGAACGTCTTCCACTGGATCTCCTGCAGCATCCCGTAGACGTCGGGACGCCGCATGTGCGCCGCTAGGCGGAAGGCGAAACGCTTTAGGGCGTCCCGCCTGAAGAGTTTTTTGCGTCTTCCTCAACCTTCCCAGCGGCAACCGCCTTCAGCTTCTCCTTGTCCGTCCCGGCCGCCTCGAGGCTGTCCGCTGACTGCCGGAGCACGGCGATAAGAGCGCCGAGCTTCGTCGGGTCCTCCCCGGCTTCCTTCAAGCGGTCTTGGAAATCGAACGGCTTCTTCTCGACACCGTTGAGCTTGAGGATCTCCTCGGCGACCTTCTGGATGACCATGTTGTTCTTCTTCTTGAGCATCTCCATGTGGCTCAACTGGCCGATGCGCTTACCGTTCGCGTCGACGAGGCTGTCCACGATCATCCTGAGGCCCGAGTTGAACTTCGCCGCCGTGTCGTTCGACTTGACGTACTCGAGCATCGTCCCGGCGTTGATGGTCCCTATCCTAATGCTTCCACCCCACTCCGGGACCTCGACGGTCTTGAACGCCGTGTCGTCGACCCTCTCGATATCGTCGATCCCGAGCAAACCCCTGAGTTCCGCTGCCATTTCCGGATTTTGTACTGTCGCCATAATGCGCCGCCTCCAGAGCGGCTGGTTGAAAATGTGCCCCTCCCGTATTGTCGCCGTGACGGGAGCGCCCCGGTGGTAGCGCCGAAACCCACCGAAACGCCTGGGGCCGACGGCCTGGAAGACGCGTGTGGCGCGCCTGACCTCTTTACGTCGGAGAGTCGGTCACGGGACCGGCCCACGCCAACGCACACGTCACTCCCTGAATCGAATCGACCGGCGCCGGATCGAACACGAACTGCTGCACGCGCGCGTTGCCCGAGCGCTTCACGCCCGAGGGGAACGCGAACTGCCAGCTGTTCGGGATGTTGCCGTCGATGTCCGCGATGATGGCAATGTGCGTCGCGTCGGACCCGACGTAGTTGATGTGGAACCCCGGATCTCCCTGACGGAGAATGCCCAGGACGAAGCTCTCTGAGCCGTCGTTGTGCGTCGACGTCTCGAGCTTATTCCTGCTCTTCCCTGCCGGCGTCACGCTCGTGAGCTCCCCGACCGTGACGTACGACGTGGTGTTGATGCCCGCCGACCTCTTGACGAGTATCCCTGTTGCTGCTACTGCTAGACTCATTGTGTCTGTCTCCTATGAGGGTGTCTTCAATGTCTCGACGTTGAACACGAATTGAACACGACCCTTGGTGTCCAGACCAAGAGGATAGGGTTCCTGAAGCGGGTTGACCTGTATGTAGGTCGTGCCGCTTATCACGGTATTGACGAAGCAAAGCGCGTTGTAAGCCTGATACGCGAGCGCGAGGGAGTCGACCGTGTTCGGCGCGTGCGCGATCACCTGTAGCCCCGGCCGCGCGTACCGCGTCGCAGCTCCGGTATTGTGGACGCGCCACGGCGCGCGTCCGCCGTATTCCCGCATGGTGATGAACTTCTTTCCAGCCTCATCCGGAAGCACGGGCTTCATGCCGACGAGGATCAAATCCGTCACCCCTTGGGCGACCAGCCTCGACTTGATCTCGTCGGTGAAGCTCATCCGAATATCCTCATGACAATCCACGTCGCGCCGAGCAACGCGAAGCTCAAAAACAAGATAACGCCGAAAAAAGCCAGTACCAATGAAAATGGCAACTCTGTCAAGTAATCGGGCCGACGTGGCGGTAGTGGCGAAAAAGACATCAGACGATCACCTTCTCGACCCCCGCGCGCCGCGCGATGCGGTCGCCGAGGAAGCGCTCAGACTCGTTCATCACCGACTCGAGGAACTTCGCTTCGCCGACCGGGTGGATCGCGTCGAGGTTCTCGTGGAGCGGGACAATATACGTCTCGACCAGCTCGCCGGTCTTCGGGTTCGTCTCACCCTGCGCGGCGTACGCCAGCGCGGCCACGACGCGGCCGGGCCTGATGTCCGGCCCGAGCACCACGGCGCTAAGTTCCGCGGCATGCGTGTCCTTCGGTATCCGGCGCTGCGACTCCGGCTTCTCGATCTCGTTCAGCTCGTCGTAGAGCGCCTGACCCACGACTCGTGGG